ACGTATATTTTAGCAAGCCCACCTACAATCCAATACGCCGCACCCCCAGCCTTTAACTGGGTTATATAATAAGGGGCTATAGGACAGGTGGCAATAACAGAAGAGTATCCCGGCGATTTAATAATCGCTCCATGCTCTACCCTTATATTATTTCCGTCAGACCAAGCGTTAGGAGGCAGTTGGAAAGGAGCAATGTCCTTTACAATACCTACTTGGCCTAAATTGTCAACGGGGATTAAAGCCATTACTTCGGATACTTAGTCTTAACAGCCTGTCGCAACCCTTCAAGCGCAGTCACTGACGCCATGCGTTCCTCGACCACTCCTTCCCATAGGGCTACTACGAGTTCGTCAATGGATGGGTATTCTGCTTGGCGGTTACGGGCGTATGCTTTGCTGTCGTACTCTGCTTGCCATTCAGCATCGGCGGCTTCTATTCTTGCTACTGGTGGTTGTGGTTGGTCGGAGTTCCATTGGGCAATATATGTACCAGCACCAGCATCTTCTAATAGAAAATCTCTTTCGTTAAATCCTAATTTCTTTAACCCTTGAAATGTAATTGCCATCTTAAACTCCCACCAGTTTGAAGCCGGAAAAGAAAGAGTACCCAACTTCTATTGCTATAGTCGCGCCCTCACCCTGCTCACACCATGCTTCAACATAATCTGTGGCGATAAGTTCTAAGGCAGTGCTGCCAGTACCAAAAAGAGGCTTTTGACTTGCTGGGGAAAATATTCGGAACTGACCTCTTGTTAGACCCCCTCCATTTTTGTACAGCCGCATTTGAATGTTTTCAGAATCATCTATGTTATCGAAACCCATACCATAATGAAAAACATACTTACCGCCCTCACCCGCAGGAACTGTAAACCTATAGTTTGTAGTTGAGTCAAACGCCGAATCTGTATCCCAAACCTCTGTATCCCACTGCACTTTTGTCCAAGTGCCTGTCGCAAATGTTTGTGATGCCGCTATCGTTACAGAAAACGCTGGAGTGTTATCACCACCAAATCCAGTAGCAGTACCACTATTCGTTATCGTTCCACCACTCGCAACCGTCAGAGTTCCCCCGCTTGGGATCGTTAACCCACTGTCCTTGATTGTGACCCCATCGACTGCAACGCCGTTGGCGGCAGTGCGTTCAGAGATCGTGTCTACTTTAACTTCACTCATTTCGGGAACCTCGCTTTGATCTCTGCCACATGGTCAGCCCATGTCGTAGTGCCGTCCTGTAGATCGTGGTAGCGCATATCAAATTGATCGCCAATGGACGCATAGGCTTCTGCTCTTGCTCTGGCGTATGCTTGTGAGTCGTGTTCTGCTTGCAGTCGTGCTACTTCTGCATCGACCAGAGATTGATCTATTGCGACAGAGTTGCCGTCTGCGTCAAACGCTCCAGTGGAGTCATCAATAGAAACGACATTAGGATGAGTTTTATAAATTGCTTGATGGTTCATCCGGCTATCTCCATTACGATAATGCTTGATGCGGTTCTTCCATCGAAATCATTATCGCTGTCAAGTCTCGTTTGATTGATGTAAAAAGTTCCAGAATAAGTTGAGCCAAGAGTGCCTTTAAGGTTGTACGCGACAGCGCTGGTCGTTGAGGGTGAGTCCAGATACAAGCCGGTAAGTGCAGTGACCGAATAGTCGTATGGTGTTGCGGCATCGCGATGAAGTTGTGTACTGCCAAATCTGTTGCCAGCGGCAACGCCTTGGAAAATACTTGTCGTATCGCGGTAAAGCCTCAAATGTCCCGTACCAACCGATGGAGTTATGTTAGCGGCATAACAAACAAGCACTTTGCTTGAGGTGCTGGAAGGTGTAATCGACACTGACATACCCGGAAAGAGGACAAAGGTGTCGGTAGAACTTGACGAAAAACTGCCAGTGTCCGTTTTCTCCGTCTGAACAACTTGCAACACCTTTCCGAATCCCGTCGCTGATCCTGAATTCGTTAGTGTCGCACCTGATGGAATCGTAATGGTGTCGCCGCTATCCCCAATCTGGAGTGCAGTCCCTGTAGCAGGGCTTATCTTATTTGCTTTGACTTCTGAAGCCATCAGGCACCTCCTGTCAGGGCTGTTATCTCTGCGTCAGTCAAACCTAGTGCAGAGAGTTTGTCGTGCGCCGATTGTTTGTCTGCGGCTTTTTGTGCTTCTTCTGCCGTGGGTTCGTATGCGGGTGCGGGTGGTCGAGCAACGAAACTGCCGTTGTACTCACCGCCGATATAGGCGTTAGCATCTGCCTGTACCAATTCACCATCCACCCTGTATTCTGATACTCCATCCCACTCGACCATGTTTGTGACAAGGGAATCTTTTACTATTGCGTATGCCATTATTTGTACTCCCAAACGATTACGATACCTATGCCACCATCGCCACCAAGATTGGCATCGGCATTGCCCGGACCTCCACCACCACCGCCATAATTGCCAGCGTCCCCGCCAGCGCCTGCTAGGGCGGCAGCACCCGCGCCTAAAACCGCATCGCCACCACTTTGTGCATAAGCATTGTTAGTATCACAAGAGGCCCGTCCTCCCGGCATATTCAGATCACCGCCAGTAGCCGCGCCACCTAAGGCTCCATTCAAGGCGCTAGTTACATTAACTGTGCCACCTATGCCACCACTTCCGGTAACAGTATTTGCTCCATCAGACCAAACAGAATCTCCACCGGCACCTCCGGCATTACCCACTGATCCACTTGCAGCACCGGCAGCCCCGACTGTAATTGTAGATGTTGAGATCGCAGAAACGTCTAAGAATTTTTTAGCGTAACCGCCGCCGCCGCCGCCTACAGCCTTATAAACTCCGGCACCAGTTCCATCATCACCGGCTCCAGCGCCTCCACCCCCTTGTATCTCCATTATCACTTTCGTGACCCCACTTGGTCGCGTCCATGTTCCTGAACTGGTAAACGTCTGCACTGAGTTAAGACCGGCGGCAAACCCAGTTGCAGTTCCATTATTCGTTATAGTTGCGCCAGATGCCACGGCAAGAGTTGCGCCAGAAGGAACTGTTACGGTATCACCAGTTGCCATCAAAGTGGCGGCGGTCCCAGTTTCTGGCTCCCATGTATTTACATTTATCTTACTCATACAATCACCAGAGTTCCTGTGATCACCACCGTGCCTGTTAGAGTTACAGGCCCAGCAAGAACTGCTGATTCAATCGTGTGATCGCCATCAATTGTAGCCGCATGGATAAAGAAACCATCCCTTCCGGGATACTGTCCTATATACAGTGAGCCATTAACTTCTTCAGCCATGTTGCCTCCTTACGTAGAAATGCTATCTACATACGAAACCCATACGTCTAGCGCAGAGCCTGTATCTGATTTAATGTTTAGAACATCAGTGGCTTGTATTACAATCTTAGCTCCACCCTGAATAAGTTCTACTGAAGAGTTTGGCGGTATAGCCAAGCCCTTGCAAATATGATAATCTGTACCCGAACCAGTTTTATCTATATAGCAGTCACAAGTAACAGCCGCCGCTAGTATGTTGGTAACCCTGATTCCGATGATAGCGTCATCTGAGTTGCTGGTTACTAGAGCGGTTTCACCTGTACCTACTGCTGCTGCGGATGCTCGTTCAAAATCCTGTGCCATATTAATCCCCTAGAGAGCAATTGCCATAGCAACTGCAAATCCGGGACTAGCCGCTGTTACGGTTCCCCATGAAGTGTCAGTGCCATCGTTAGTTAAGTATTTTCCTGTCTGTCCAGATACAGTAGGTACAATAGCCGTAGTGGATGTTGAAGGAAATGAATTCTTCAAAACAGTCTTGATCATCCTCAAATGATTATCGCCCTGACTTACAGGGTCTGTAGCCGTAGGGTTTGTATCAACAAATTGAGTTACCCATGCTGCTGTTTCTAATGCCATGATTGCCCCCTACGTAAGTTCAAAAACACCGTTACTACTTGGAGTAACAGTGAGTGTGTTGTTCTGGGTTAGATTGAATTGGGAAGTAGTTAATTTAGAGTAGCACACTAGTTTTCCACCAGACTGGTAGATTACAGCATACTTAACACTATCAACATCTCCACCAGTTGCAGTCCATACTACAGCGGTAGAATCAAACCGATACTTGTTAGTAGCGGCAGATGCCCAAGTTCTAGCACTAACTGACAAACCGCCAGTTGCATACCCATTGCCATTGGCAACCTCATTAGCAAGAGAGGCTTGGGTTGATAATGCTACATTAACAACATTAGCACTAGCCGCGCTTGTGTGAAGTGCCATATAAAAATTAACGCCAGTGCCATCAAGGTCGAACTGGCCGTTTCCTAGGTACTCACGGAAACTATTGTAAAAACTCCATGCTGTAGCCGCCATTTAAGCCGCCTCCTTAAGTGATTCTGGATTCTTAATGATGTGTGATATAAGTCCATCACCGTGAACAATAAGATCGTAGTTAGAACCTGTAACGCCTACTAACTGAACAAACTCTTTCGCTTGGTGATAATGGGCTACAGTACACCTGAATTGTTTCCCACCTACAACTAAATCAATCTCTTCTTCTTTGTCATTCTCCGGTTGAGAGTAAGCATGATGGTCATCCATGATGCAACTATCGAACCCAAAAATTTCAAACTTGTGGAACCCTAACAATCTTAATAGATGTAAGGCTCTTAATGTTACTGTAGACCCTCCCATTATTGGGAAGAAGTCTTTGTACTCTTCTCCATATTGATCTCTTAATAAATCAATGTTCTCTTCTTGTGTGTCACAATGCCACACCCAAGTATTATTTTCTTTTAAAAGTTTAAATACTTCTGGATGGCATTGAGATGCAATCAAATATTTACATGAATCAATTGTTGACTCTATAAATCTTTTATTAAATTCTCTACTATCTAGCATTATAAATGCAGACGGTCTAATTCCATTATCAATACAATACTTATAAGTCCCGTTTACAGTTACTATTGGAGTACCTGACTCAGACTTTTCTTTTAATAACGCTGTTGCATCTTTTAATGATGGTCCACCCGTTACTAAACATATTTCTTTTTCCCACTGCGTTTCATGTGGAAGGACTTGTTGTAATCCTAAAGAGATATTATGTTTTATATTATCTCTTATATCTCCTTTATCAGAATTTACCGCAACGAATATATCTGGGACCGGAGTTAAAATCTGTACAGATGGTGGGTATCCTTTAAATCCATTCAACCCTTAAACTCCAATCTTAGCTCTAGTCCGTTAGCCGCCCCAGTTGAACCAATTTGATCTATATCAAATCTTAATACATCAGCGGTTGATACAATTTTATTAGAGACATTTATTACTGCGGGAGTTACCGCAGAACTAGTATCCACTTCACCAGCATCAATAGTTAATGGTGTACTTAGCATATCAACACCATCTGTCTGGTTATAAATCTGTACAATTGTTGTACTTCCTGATCCTGCCGTATAGACATGAGCGCCTACACTAGACAAACCAAGACCATTAAGATCAATAGGCATTGTTATTCTAGAAATTCCATCTCCAACATATGTTGGTAAAGAGTCTGCAATAACTTTTATAATCAAAGTTCTGTTAAAGAAAGCGGTTGCATTAGCAAGAATCTTTTGGTTAACGCTTCCAGTTGAATCATACACAGCAAGATAGTCTGTGTTTACATTCATACTGCTCTTTGTGTTAAGATTTTGAATGACTTCTAATTTGTCATTATTCAGATTTGTAAGGTTACCATCCATCTCTGCGAAAGATAATGGACTTCCTTTTGTTTCTCGTAATGTTATAGTAGCCATTAAAATTCAATCCTGTAGTGGGCCATTACTGTCCCATCATCTCTATAGTTCAAACCTATCGATTGGTTCTTAGTGATCTTCTTCACCGCGCCAATCTGATAACCGTCTTCCGTTGCTCTCAACTGGAGGGGTAGGTCGAATCGAGACACGGCGTAGAGGGTTACCATCGCGACCCCAGCAACGACCATCTCCGTCTCGTACTTCTCGTACCACCTCACCTTCTTCTGTTCTCTCTGACCGCAAAAATCTACTGATCTTCCGTTTCCTGTGCCTATGGCTCCCGCTAAACAAGCGGCATCTCCTAACGCCCTAGCCGCTGCTGATCGGCTCTCCTTCGCATACTCTGACGCAACAACCGGTTTGCCTGTGACAGCAATCGCCTGTTTAACCATAGCAGTAATCTCTGCGGGGGTTTTATCCCAACCAGTTTGAAGGTAGACATAATCAGCATTTGCATAGTATTCCTTGTTACCCTTGTGTCCACCGATACCAGAGGTTAGATGAACTCCAACTGGTTTATCAGTGATTGATTTTAAGTGGGCGACTAGAGCGTTGACTGTCGCGGCATCCCAATACTCGTAACATTCGAGGCAAGTGACATATCCTGTTACCTTGTCATCAAACCTACGGACGACCTCACTGAAGTGAGCCTTCTGAGCGTCCAATGATTGAGAGGTGATGCTTGGGCTATCGTCTGGTGTTAGCCACATAACAGGGCTTAACCCTGCGGCATTCAACGTATTCAGTTGCACTTCCCAATCTGGCTGAGGAGTGATAATGGAGAGGTCGAAATTCGGGCCTCCATTAAATCCATCCCCGCCATTACGACTGTACAGGTAAATGTGAGTGTCACCGTTTGATATCGCGGCGGCTCTCATCCTTAGTTTTTCTGCGTTAGGGTGTAGGTAATTAAGCGTCATCCACCTATCATCTACCATCAGGAAACTGGCCCTACTTCCGTATATATCGGCATAAGTTGCTGATGTTAGGAATAGTGTTAATATTATTGCTTGCGCTTTTTTTCTAAAGGTCCGGGTAATATCCATCCGATTACCATCGGTGCTACAAATATCAGTAGTAATGCCCATCCACCAATCTCCACTAATGATTGCATGATCGTCCATATGTTATCTGGTGCACAATCCATATCACTCACCGCCGTCCTGTAAGATATCTCCGTCACCACATCGACC